TGCCTTTTGAGTGGCAGTATAAATGGGAGCAGTTTGCAGATGCTTTAATTGTTCCTAGTGCTTGGGAGGCTGAAAATATACTAAATGGAGGTTTAAACCCTGAAAAATTGCACGTTGTGCCTAATGGCTATGACCCTGAGATATTTAATAAAAAGGATAAAGCACCAGTTGCAGGCATAGATCCTACTAAGTTTAATTTTATATTTGTAGGGTGCCCTCAGTGGAGAAAAGGTCTAGATATTGTCTTAAACGCTTGGTCAAAAACATTTGTATCTGCGGATAATGCAAGACTTATTATTAAAGATACTCCCCAAGTATACGGAAATAACAACATACTAAATGAAATTGTTAAACTACAATATAATACTAGTTGTGCAGGTATACTATATTTAGATGATAATTTTTCACAAGAAGAAATGGCAGCTATATATAAAAATAGTAAAGCAGTAGTACACCCTTATAGAGCTGAAGGATTTGGAATGCATGTGCAAGAAGCAGTAGCATCTGGTTGTGTACCGATAATTTCTAGTAAAGGACCAACTGATGAATTTATACCTAGTGTAGGGCTTGATTTAGATATGAGAGAGCAAAATATAAATATCAATGCGACTGAAGTATTTGCTCTTAAACCTGGAGATGCAACTACAATGATGAGCACTCATACGACTGTGCAAGAACCTACAGTTGATTCTGTAGCTAATGCGATGAGATCTCTTTATGCACATCACCATAAAGACCAGTTTTTTGACAAGGTAAACAATTTTAATCTTGAAAACTCTTGGGAAAATGTTATAGTCAGGTATAACGAAGTATTAACTAAGATTAATACTAAATTAAAAACAGATAGGAATAAATAAATGGCAATTTATACTCAAACTAATGCACCCGCATATACTATTGATAATGTATATCTACAAACATTCGTTGGAATAAATTTGGCAAATAGTCAAAATATGACAACTTATACTTGGAAAGTATCTTATACACCTTTAGGACAAGATCAAGCATATTATATGTGTAGTGGAACAGACATAGAAGCTGATGTAGATGCAGATACCCCAGTTATAGAGGTTAGACTTGCGAAAGATGATTTTATAGCAAATGTTATACCTGCAATTAATACTCACTCACAGATGTTAACACAAGTCTCAGAGTCTGAAAAGCATGACTGGCGCTCTTAAAGAAAAACTACTGGGGGATTTTCACGGTAACGCACCTATCATAGATGAAACACAAACAGAATTACCTACAATCACTAAAAAAGCGGCCATTTATATAAGCTCAGTTTTGACAGAGGGTGAGATGTTTAGATTTGGTATAGCAGGCGGAGGTTGCAGTGGTTTTCAGTATCTATTTGATATTGCACAAGCGCCTGATAGTAATGACGTTTGTTTTAGTACAGACCCAATTGCGATTATTGATAAAGAAAGCTTAACTTATCTCAGAGGGTCTGAGATTGATTTAGAAGACTCAGGACTTAACAAACAGTTAAAAGTTACAAATCCTGGTGCTAAAATGAGTTGCGGCTGTGGAACTAGCTTTGCTTACGATGATGCTTATTGGGAACAAATTATGGCCCAAACAGAGACTGAATGACAACACTTGACCATATAGTAGTGTTTCTTACTACCTTATTTATATATTTACATATTAAGCAATTATTATCAGCAGGCTCTATTTACATTATGAATGCTTTATTAGGTGTTTGGCTATCTTTGACCATATTTGATATGTATGCTCGTTGGAGAACTAAATGACTAATTACAAATGGATTATTAATGAAAGTAAACTTCCTTGGTTAAAATTAGATATTAATATACCTCACGAAGAGATGCTTCAAGAGGCCATATCGTTAAAAGACGAGTTCACTAAACATAGAGATGAAGATAAATCTCTTGATTCAGGTTCTTATTCTCATAAAGGTTGGAGAAGTTTATGTATACATGGAATAGATCCCTATAAAACAAATCATTTTGTACAGTATGGTTATAAAAGTCATGACGAAACTCCCTATAAATGGACTGAAATCTGTGATAGATGTCCTGTCACTACAAAGTTTTTTAAAAATATATTTCCTTATAAAAGATACTTCAGATTACGATTTATGTTACTAGAACCAGGCGGATATATAACTCCTCATAATGATTCTGATGTAAATAAACTTTCTCCCATAAATATTGCTTTAAGTCACCCAAAAGGTTGTAATATGAAGATGAAAGGGCATGATGGGTATGTTCCTTTTACTCCTGGAGACGCAATGTTGTTAGACGTTGGTAACACTCATGCGTACATAAACAAAAGTAATGAAGATAGATATCATATAATAGTTCACGGTGTACATGATAAAGAATATGAAAAATTAGTGGAGCGTAGCTATGAGAAAAATGGGCGCTAATAAAAAATATGTTCTAGGCATTTACGATGATAGAACAACAATCCCAAACTTAGATTTAGCTCAAAAATCAAAAGAGTTAACGGAGTTTTTTTCAAGATTTAAATACTTTGGCCCGTTGGTTAGAGGTAATTCTGTAAATCAAGTACTAGATAAAGCTTGTGAAATTGAAGGTGCAGAATACTGTGTTGTGCAGTGTGTAGGTCATTTAATAAAAACAAGTGAGTTTTTTAAATTCATCGAAAAGTGGATAGAAGTAAAAGACTTTTTTGTAACAGGGCATATAATGGATAGCCATACCATTAATTCTAATAGTAGAGGTGGTAATAAGTATTATGGTTTACATAAACAATGCATACTTGTAAATCTTAATTATTACAAAAAATTTGATAAACCAGTTTTTGGTGATAAACAACTAGAACCTTCAGAGACTCTTGCAGCAGCACGAAGACACGCAAAAGACATACATGATGATTATACTCCTCTTGCCCTAATGCCCACAGAAGACACCTGTATTTGCACCCCTTACGTAGATGGTTGGAATTTTATAAATAAATCATTAGAAAACGGACTAACTGTGTATAATTTTCACCCTAAGATTAGGGGAGCAAAGCAATACTTATACCCAGCAAAAGGTGTTCAAGTTCTTCAAACTCAGCTATCTTGGATTAATAATATTGTATCATTTGCTAAAGATTGTGTATTTTTATGGAATACTGAAAATTATATTGATTTAAAATATGTAAACTTTCCTAAAGATAAAAAAATTAAAAAACTTTATTGTGTTGCAGCAGCTTTTAAACCCAATATGATATTACATAAGTTTGGCTTTGATGATGATACTGAAATAGTTTATTTTGATTATAGTAAACAGGCATTAGCATTTAAAAAATTACTTTTAAAACAATGGAATGGAATAGATTATCCTGCATTCATTGATAACGCTATAAAAAATTATGCTATAAATGTTACAGGTGGCGCTGAAACACAATTTTTAAATAATTCAGAATTATGGGCAAGAGAATTAAAATGGTGGGATGGAGCGCATACTCTACAAAAACATTGGGAAAGATATAGAAAACTTAAGCATACATTTATACACTTAGATTTGTGTGAAAACCCTGAGAAACTTTACTCACACATAACAGAAGAAGAAAATTCAATTATATGGTGGAGTAATGCATTTCACACAGTTAATGCCCATTACGTTAGAGGTTTACAAGGTGTTACAAAATGTTATAATGAGTGGTTAAGTAATCTTGAAAAACGAAACGAAAATTTATACCTCCTAGGAAAAGATTACTTAGATCGACCTGTTGAGGGAGGTACTTTAAAGGAATACTTAGATGAATATAGACAAACTTAAATTATTTAAAAATATTGATGATGTAAAAGAATATGCTAGAGTGAATGGTTATGATACCCCAGAAGCTAATGATTTAATTAAGCAATGGGAAGAAATAGGTAAAACTCCTAAAAAAATTAAAAAGAAAAAAATACTAAATATTCTACCTGAAAATGATGATACTGTTGAGGTAAAGTGAGTACATATAAATATTTAAAATTTAACTTAGAAACAGATTTATTGGATGAGTGTAGCAACCTAGTTTATTATAATTATGATGATCGAGATTTAAAAAATGCTATTACTGCTTGTGCTATTAAAAGTTCAGACGGTAAACCTAATAATATGTTTAAAGTAATACCTGATGTTTGCGATAAATATATGTTTACTAGTATTACAGGATCAACACCTAATATTATGCGTGAAATTAGTAAATTTAAGTGTGATACTGCAAGAATAAGAATTTTAAAACAAGAACCAAAAAATGTAACGCCAATACACATTGATGAAGAAAATTGGCACAACCCTCCTGAAAAACACTTAAGAATTTGGATTGCAATTAACCACAATCCTAACTTTATTTGTGTTTTTGGTAAAGATGAAATATGCTTAGAAAAAGGTCAGGGTGTTGTTTTTGACCCAGATACTCCTCACGGGGCAAGAAATATGGACAATTTAGAAGCGAGATATTCGCTGAATATAATTGTCAAACCTAACAAATGGTTAAGAGAGAATACTATTGAATATTGATTTTGGCACTGCTTTTCATAAACCAAATGGAAACGCAGTAAAGGTAACTTTAAACGAGTTTAGAGATAAGCTATATTTACACATAAGAGAATACTCTATGGATGGAGATACTGGTCAATGGTACCCAACTAAAAGTGGATTTTCGCTACTAGCAGATGAAACAAGTTCACTGATCCCCTTATTAGAAGCAGCCAGTCAAGAAGTAGCCAAGCAATATATTAGTAGTAATCAATTAGAATTAGATTTGGAGATAACAAATGAGCGTTAAAGCTTGGAACGATGAAGAAGAAGCAAAACTTATAGAAATGTATGTAGATAATGATATCAAAGATGTTTATACATTAGCAGACCATTTTTCTAAAGGTTATAGGTCTGTTATAAGTAAATTAGTACAATTAAAAATTTATGAAAAACCTGTAATAGATCATGGAGAAAAAGGACAAACAGTTAAAGTTATGCTTCGTGAAATAGAAGAACTACTTGGAATTCAAGTAGAAGGTACAAACCTTAACAAAAAGGAAAATCTTTCTTCTCTATTGGATGCAATTAAAAGTAAAATAAATTAAATAAAACTTTAAAAGCAACCAGTAAAGGAAATTATAGGACAATGAGTGTAAGATTAGTTAGTTATTCTAAACCAGTTAATATAATTGGTATAGATAACATTCAAGATTTGATTGCCTACTGTGCTAGAGTCAGTAACCCCGCTAATCAGATGAATAATGAAACAAGCGAAAAACTAATAAGATATTTGATTAAACACGGACATTGGTCACCTCTTGAGATGGTGTCAGCCTGTTTGGAGATAGAAACTACTAGAGATATTGCACATCAAATAGTAAGACATCGTAGTTTCTCTTTTCAAGAATTTAGTCAACGATATGCAAACCCTGCAGAGATGGGTGATCAGTTTGTAACACGTGAAGCACGTCTTCAAGATAATAAAAATCGTCAAAACTCTGTTGAGACTGATGATGCTAGCCTTCAAGACAGCTGGGAAGTAATTCAAAAAGATGTTAGGTACGCAGCAGAAGTAGCTTATAACTGGGCAATAGAAAACGGTATTGCAAAAGAACAAGCTCGTGTAGTGCTGCCAGAAGGTAACACTAAAACACGATTGTATATGAATGGTACATTGCGTAGTTGGGTACACTACATTGAATTACGAAGTGGTAATGGTACCCAAAAAGAACATATGGAAATTGCAAGAGACTGTGCTCAAGAACTCAAAGCTATATTCCCAATGATAATGGAATTTGTAGATGCCTGAATATGATTCTACTAAAGAATGGCAAAAACTTTATGAAGATATTGAACCAAAACTTTACGAAGACAGTGAGCCAGAACGTTATTATGATTGGATGTTATGGAAATTGAGACAAGAAAGAAAAAAAGAAGAAGAAAGAAAATATATTTATGAGTCGCCTGATAAAGGCAAAACAATCTATAGACGAGAAATAGGTAGTATGAAAAAAGAAAAAATAGAAAAACAAGATAAATCCCCTTTCATTCAGTATGGAAAAGACGAGCATGAAGTATATCTTTCAGCAGATACTATAGAAAAACTATCTAAACAAAATGGAACTGTGTCAATCAATGATATGGTAAACCACCCACCACACTACAATAAAGGCATAGAGACAAATGATTATATAAAATCATGGGATATGAACTATGCTCAAGGTAATGTAATTAAATATGTGACTAGATATAATTTAAAACACAGCGATAAGAGAAAACAAAGAGAAGATTTAAGTAAAGCCAAATGGTACCTTAATGATTTAATTACTCAGCTGGAAGAGTCCATCGAAGATTAACTTTAAACTTTCTTAATGATTAATTTTTTTATATTATACTTATATGAATTACAAAGAACTCAAAGAGCTAATCCAAAAGCATAACAAAGCATATTATGACAACTCAGCATCTGCAATAACAGATGCTGACTATGATCAACTATATGACAAGTTAGAGGCTGTGGAGAAGGCTCAAGGTTGGAGAGACCACGACTCACCTACAAAACATGTAGGTGGCGCTCCTGGTAAGGTAAAACACCCTTATAAACTATACTCACTTCGCAAAGTATTTGACAAAGCAGAAGTTGATAGTTTTATGAGTATTAAACTCCCGAAGATTGATGGGACTAATCTAACTTTGATTTATCGTAATGGTAGATTAAAAATGGGTTTGACCAGAGGTAACGGTGAACATGGTAAAGATGTCTCGCATCTAATTCCTAAGTTAAGGGGTGCGCCTACACAAATTTATACATCTTCAGATGAAGTTGTAATTAACGGAGAATGTGTTACTGATAATGAGGTAGATAATTATCGAAACTATGTTAGTGGTGCATTGGGTCTCGACAGTCCTTCTGAGTTTGCTCAAAGAAACATAAAGTTTATCGCTCATGATTGGCTAGGAGTATCTATGAACTATATTCCTAGAATGAAGTCATTGAAAAATATGGGTTTCTTTACAGTGTTAGATGATGATTCATGGAACTATCCTATGGATGGTACTGTATTCAGAGCTGATAGTTGGGAAAAAGAACAAACTCTAGGGCATACTGGAAAGTATCCTAGATTTGCGGTAGCTCTTAAACAAAGAGAAACTGAAACAGCAATTACTACCTTACAAGATGTCCTTTGGACAATAGGTAGAACAGGCAGTGTTAATCCAACAGCTGTAGTAGAACCCGTAATAGTAGAAGATGCTACTATATCAAGGATAACTTTACATAATATAGACTTCATTGAGCAACACAATCTAGGCTTAGGTGACACTATCAAGATTGAAAGATCTGGGGGTGTTATTCCTAAGTTCCTAGAAGTGATTGAACACTCTAAACACAATCTAAAAATTAATCAAGCACATGCAGAAAAAGCCGTTGGACAAAAAGTTGTAAGAGACGGCCCAAGATTGATGACAAAAAGTGGTGAAGGAGATTCAGTTAAATATCTTGAATACTTCATAAGAACCATGCAAATCAAAGGTCTTGGCCCTGCATCAATTAAAAAATTAGGGCTTATGCACCCTGTAGACCTATACAGTAATGTAAATTGGGACAGACTCGGTGCAAACGGTGCAAAGATTGAACAAGAGATAGAAAGAACTAAAACTAAACCCTATATGACTGTGTTAGCAGCATTAGGAATTGAAGGTGTAGGTAATGGAGGAGCTAAACTTATTATTCCCCACATTCCAGCTTTCAGAAATTTAAGAGACATAGAATTTGCAGAGATCAAAGGAATTGGTCCTCGCACAAAAGAATCTATACTTTCCTGGTTAGATGAAAATGAAGACTGGGTACTCGAACTGCCGTTACAACTTGAACAAGAAATAATAGTAGAAGAAGTATCTCAAACTGTAAAAAAAGTCTGTATCACTGGAAAGCTAGATATGACTCGCAATCAACTTGTGAGTATTTTAGAGCCTTTAGGATTTAAAAATACAAGCACTGTAACAAAGGACTGTTATGCTCTAATTGCAGGCGATACTGGTAGTTCAAAACATACCCGTGCTGCTCAACTTGGTGTCAAAATAATTGACTATTGGTCAAGTAAAAAGAGTGTGTTATCTGGTGATTTTTAATAAAAATAAAAATAACCAAGAAAGCACAATAAGTTAATTTGTAGTTGCTTGTAATAAAAATCTTAGATATACTCTTTATATCAAGTCAAGAAGAGATAAAAACTTCTTGAATACATTAACTAAAGTTCGAGAGGAACATTAATATGTCAAAATTTGAATACACTGAAGACATGGTTAGCTCAATGCACGATGCAGCTGCATCTGGTGTTACTGAGGAAATCATTGAAAATCTTATGGGTGAGTTCGACTTCCCAAGACGTTCTGTAACTGCTAAGTTGAGAAAACTAGGTTATGACGTCCCTAAAAAACCAGGAGCTGCTCCTGTATTTTCAGCTGAAGAGACTGCTGAGT